AAGGCTGTAAGCATTGATGCCTATTTCTGCGCAACGCTGACCGCCCAGATATAGAACGCCATTGCTTACAGTGAACTTGGCCATTAGCTGAACGCCCCTACCGCGATAACAGCAACTCCAGCTCCGGTCGTAACTTTCCACCCAAGCCCTGTAGCTTTAGCGCCGACAGGAATGACGTAAGTGCCGATACCTCCGCCAGGGCTGTTAGGAAAAACAGTAATGGCGCTGCCACTACCGTCTTTAATTTGCACTTGCGCGGTGGCCGCAGTGGACACCACGCAGATCAATCTGTTGAGATAATCTCCCACTGCACCGCTGGTGCCAAGCACTTGATCGGTTTGGCTGGCAGCAACGGTTTCGTAGTCACCGACACCGTCGATAACTTCCAGCGAATTTAACGCTTGGTTTTCGCCGCTGATTAGCGTGCGCAGGTTTACCGGATAGCCGTCACTCATGCCAAAACCTCCACGTTAACCGTATTCGGATAGTTGATGCGCATTTCGGCGGCGTCGTCACCCAAAAACGGAAACTCAATTTGATTGGTAGCGCCGCTGATTGCGTATGTTTCTACCGCAGTAGTCACGGTGCCTAGCCGATTTCTTGCATCTACGGTAACCGTTCCGGTGCCGATCAAACGCAGCCGAAAGAGGCTTGGGGCGCTTATCCACTCACCCGAATAGCTGGTGCCAGTCCAAGTCGTCTGGCCTCGCGCCGCGTTGATGAGTTGATCGACGGTCGTGCGTTCCGTCGCCCCGCCCTGCACCAACGGCACTAGCTCGTCGCCAGTCAGGGGCGTCGAGGCGACCGGCAGTTGAGAAATTTTGATGTTTGCCATAGCTCAGGTTTGCTCAAACGGGGAGAGTTTTTTGGCCATAATGATTAAGTGCGATTGTTTGGCGCAAACAGTTTTACTGTAGGCGTAGTATGTTCAATCGTTGTAATACGGAATTTTGACTTGCGTTGTCCCGACAAAAGCGATGATGTAGCCCAAAGGAGTCGCCGGAAGCGCAGATGCCCCGCCAGCCGCGCCGACCGTTGCGGAGGTTTGGTTGCCAATATTTATTGTTCCCGACTGCCCAAAGGCCGCGCCGTTTAGCAACATAGACTGGACGTACATGTGCGCGAAGCCGGTGCGGGCCGCGTTGTCGATGCGAACTGTGTTGCCACCATCTGATCGGATGCTGGCCAATTCTGTACCGTCAACTGCACTAGCAAACGCAACCCGTTGCCCGCGATATATCGGTGAAAAATAACCTTGTCCCGGGACCTCAATAACGACGTTTTCGCCCGCATTGTTTACGACGGTGCCAAGCGTCGAGTGGCGATGCAAGCGCAAAGCCGAACGCGAGACGCTGTTTTCAATTTGCACTGATATCGTAGAACCGCTAACACCTTCTATGTAAAGCCCCGTCGCTTGGACAACAGTGTCTTGCCCGCCCGGGCGGCCGAGGCGAACACAATACGTTGTAGATGCACCTAAAGCCTCTGCACTTGCGCTAGACACGTCCCACGCACCGCCATTAAAATCAAGCGGGACAATGTCACCGCCAAAGTCGCAGTTTACTATTTTGTTTGCGCCGCCAGTCGATGCAAACACGGCGCCGTAATTTGCCACTTGAACGACGGTATTTAAAAAATTGCAGTATTGCGTGATCTGATCGGTGACAATACCGGTATCGACATTTGCTATAAATACGTCGCTAATAATGGCGTATTGCGTATTCCGAAAATTTACGCCTATTGAATTGGCGGCAATGCTTGAAGGTTGGATTGAAAAATCACGCAAATGCAGACCAGTGGGGCGCTGGCCAATAGTCGGAGTTTCGCCGTACTGCGAACGAATAAACGATTTGTTTGCCATTGACCCTCGTAAAACTGTGCTAAAGGTTCCGGCGCCAGTTAGCGTCATGTAGTCTGGGAGCGCCAGCGACGCGGAGACAAGATAAACCCCCGCAGGCATGTACACAGTTTTATTGCCAGACCAAGGTTGAACGCCAACCTTAGCCGCATCAATTGCCGCTTGAATTGCCGCCGTGTCGTCCGTTACCCCATCACCGACAGCGCCGAAGTCCTTGACGCTAACAACGTCGCGCAGCTTGTCTTGAATCGTGCGCGTAACCGCACTAGTGCCTGCGGGTAAAAAGCCCAACTGAGCCACGGACGCCTTCTTGGTGGCGCCGCCCTGCACGACAGGCAGCACATCCGTAGACGCGACCGGCGAAGTAACTGCGGGCAGTTGAGAGATCTTGACGTCGGCCATTAGTAATTCCCAGCGAAGACATTGTACCGGCCCCGCCGCGCCACGATGCTGTAGGGCATGGACATGGCGTCGTCGGGGAAGTTGACCCGCTTGAGGTTACGCTTGCTGGTCATGGCGATCCGCTGCACCGTGGGCGGCGGCTCGATGCCAAACTCGTTAGCGATCTCGCAGGCGAGGCCGTACTTGAAGCAGCGCAGGTATCCTGGCGGGAAGGCCAGCACGGTCGCTGCGTTGACAGGCTGGGTCAGCGGCTCCACGGACACGAAATGCCACTCCAACGGCCTTGTAGCCACCGGGTAGATGGTCATCTCGATGTCGGGATTCGTGAAGTTCGGCCATATGACCTGCGGGTAGGTTGCCGAAACAGTCTTCAGCGCGATGCCGTTGTACTGCTGCTGGTTGATGATCTTGATGCCGTAGCTCAGACCATTTGCAGGATCGCGGAAGTAGGTGGCGTCGTCGAGCGCCACGGGGCGAGCGCCCACGAAGTCGCCCGTCGGCCCCAGCGTGCGGGTCGCGGTGCCCTGCGGCCACGTAAAGACCTGATCTTGCGTGGCGTAGACCATCAGCCGCTCAAGGTTCCAGCTATCGATCATCTGCTGCATCGCCGCGAGAGCGTCTTGCGTCGTCGCAGCGGAGGGCACCTCGCCTTCGGCTAGTTGCCCAATCAGGCGCAGCGCCGCGTTAATCTGGTCTCCGGCGGTCGTGCTCATTAGTCACCCTCGGTCGGCCACGCCGCGCCACGACAAGCTCGTTAGGCGCAACTTCTTCGCCGGGAGTATACCTCTCCCAGCCGTTTTTCTCATCTGCTTCCGCCTCGGCTTCGGCAATGGCGATCTTGTTGCCGTGGACGGGGTGCTTGAGATGGATAATCACTTAAACCCCACGCCCAAAAGGTTGTTGAACGCCGTGCGCTTGATATGCACTTCCGAGAACTGTTTCAGGCTGTCTCGTAGCGTGTCCGACACAAAACCGCAGTGGTGCGCCATGTACGGGTTGTCTTCAAGCGCGGTGCGCAGCCCGTACATCAGGTCTAGGCCAGTAATTGGCCCTGCCGGAGACACGTACAGCACATCTTCCGTCGGATAAACGTCTTCCAGATCCGGCACAAGAATGACGGCCTTACCGCCGGGCTTTAGAACCCGGTAGATCTCCGAGACTGCTTGCGGTACTTCGTGCGGGTAGACGTGTTCCAGCACATGCGAGCAGTACACGATGTCAAATTCGCCCACAGCACCCATGTCGGTGATGCTGGCGACGATGTCCGGCTCACACTCGGCGCAGGCGTCGAGCCGCACTTCTTCGCAAGCGGGGAACCACTCAGGGAGTGGCCCCCACCCGCAGCCTGCGTGCAAGACTCGGATCAAGCCGAGCCTTTCCACAGGCCAAGCGCGGACAACGTGTTCATGATTTCCTGAACCGCTGCCAGTTGCGTAGCCCCAAACGATGCGGACGTTGCAATGTTGGTAGTCACTTGCACGCTTGATGCACGCTGTGTAACGGGCGCTTTGCCGTAAAAACCCACCGTGCCGCCTGACTTGCCAATGACGGCATCATCAAGAATGGGGTCTTCAAAGGCCACGCCGATTGGCTTGGTGTTTTGAGGCATGTCTACTCCACGTAGAGGTCGCCGCCGGGTTGCTGCCGCAGGTACGTATGAAAGTTACCTTCGTAAGCCTTCTCGGTGGTGTGATGCGTAATATCAAGGTCGGGCACGATGATCAGTTCCCCGCCCGCATCCCGCCAGTTACGACAGAATGCGTAGTCTTCACCGTACCACACGCCTTTGTGCGCCCCATGATTGAACAAGTCGATATACGGGTTAAATTTATCGCCGTATGCCAGTTCCGGGTAGGCAGTCATGAACTTGTTGACCGCCTGCTTGGTTATCTTCAGAAACCCCGCTGGCGCAGAGAACGCCAGCAACGCGCCGTCATCCCGCACCAGAGGCGAGCCGTCAGCGTCGGTAAGCACCGACCCCATGTACTCGACTTCGTCTCTCTTGAAGCGATACGTCCCCGCAACCACGTCGCCTTTGGTTTCAATCAGGGTCAGAAGGTCTTGAGGCTTCCAGGAAAGATCGTGGTCGATAAACACAATAACGTCTGCTTTTACGTCGAGCGCCTTGCGCAGCATGGTGGCCCGAGCGGCTGAGATGTAGGGACAGCCGATTTCGGACACCATGCCTTCCTCCCATCCCGCTGCTTGAATCAACGGAACAGAAGCCGCAAGGCTATCGAGCGTTTGCTGGTACGGTTTTTTAAGCGTTGGGATGCAGAAGATAACTTTCATGGGTTGTCAGGGGGCCGAAGCCCCCGCAAAGTTACGCAGTGGCGTAAATGCCCAGACCAATCAGCGTCAGTTGGATCTCTTGCAGCGCGGCCAGTTGGGTCGCGCCGAAAGAAGCTGACGTTGCAATGGCGCTGGTGGCGTGGACAGCGGAGCTATACGCCCGCCGGACCACCGGAACCTTGCCGTAAAAGCCGACTTTCGACGTCGCAGCAGAGCCCAGCCTTACGCCCCCGGCGCCGTTGGCAACTTGAACGACCTGCCCCGATGCGCCTACGTTGAGTACCTCGTCGAGATTGCCATCACCAGTTTGATAGCCGTCACCAACCTTCGGAAGTGCCATGGTGTATTCCTCGTAAAAGCTACAGGTGTTTCCACGATACGCGCTGTTTGATGCTGGCTATCGTGGTCGCTGCTACGTTGTATTCGGTTGCTATGACCGCATAGGGCCGTGGATCTCGCAAGATGCGGCGGACTTGGCTTTCGGTAAGAACGGCCTTGCCGTGCTTCTCCCCGACTGGTGTACGTGCGCGGCCTTTCTGAATCTTGTCGCGCATGTTGTCTGCGTTGGTGCCTGCAAACAAATGGTCGGGGTTCACACAGCTAGGGTTGTCACAAGTATGAAGGGCTTGCATACCAACAAGCAGATCGCCGGTATGCAAGGCATACGAATAGCGATGTGCTTTGTTGAACTTAACGTCCCCAATCATTGCTCGAAACACCCCGTAACCGTTCTTGTCCTTACTTGCGGTCCAGACCCAGCATCCATCAGTCTTGTTCACGGACATCGCAAATCTTTGTTCAGCAGACAAGCCCCGAAACATACCGCTGTGGCTTGCCACTGCCGCTGGCGACCCGTACTTCTTGTTGCGCCGCCAGTGTTTGTTGCAAAGACCCAACACCAAGACTGGTAGATCACAACCCTTGATACAGCAGACGTGCTCCATTTGTTACCCTCCTTGAGTACCGGAGGTAAGTGTAGCACGTCTGTTCTGTATTACGGTCGTTTTGCGTTTAGCCCCACAGGCGTACGGCCATCTCAGGTCTAATCACTTTGTAACCGTATAATACATCCACCCGACAGGGTAGTCGGTCATTGTTTATATCGTACTGCCGGACGATCCGCATGGAGATGCCGTTATGCACCTGCCGCGAGGCCATATCGACGCCTTGCGGCATGATAAGGTCAGCGGTGGCGAAGGTGATGGCGTCGCGGTGGTAGGCGAGGTTCTGCGGGAACTGCGTGTTGGGCGCGCCCACAAACGTGACAACTGCGGACGACTGCGGGAACGAGTCCACGGTTGCCAGCGGGTGCACGGAGGTAAAAATGGCCGGGGCCACGGTGACCGTAGCCACACCACCCGAAGCCGTAACATCGGACTGCACCACAAACTGCTGGAGCGAGCCGGTGGACTCACGGGTCTGCGGGTTGACCGCAAACACACCCGCGATGGTGAACACGTCACCAGCAAGCACGGTGTTGGTGGAGCCAAGGCCGGTCAGCGAGATGGTGTTCGCGCCTTGAGCCGTAACGGTGGTGTTGACGGTGCCGTTCGTGCGGGTGCCGGTAGTGTGGACCTTCATCGACTGCGACATGGCCAGTTCCTCAAAACCGAGGATGCCCTCGCCCATCAGGCCCGACTTGAACTGACGGCTGATGGTGCTGACCGGGTTGAACAGACCCTTCATACCCTCGACCAGACCGGCATTTGCAGCCGGGTTGACGGTCAGGTAACGGGGGCTGGCAACCGCCGCCGACTCGTTCATCTTCTGCTGGGCCTGAAGCAGAACCAGCGAAGTCGAAGGCGTGGTGCCCGGCGTGCCGACCGAGTGGAAGATGCCGCGATAGGCGTTGGCAACGTCAGCGTCGATGCTGGCCGCAAGCTGAGAGATCCTCGGCTTGAGCACTCGGTCGGCAAAGTCGTCAAGGGACATCGTCAGCTCAGCGGTCGTGAAGTTCACGCCGATGTGCTTCTGGCTGTCCACGGTCAGGGTGACCTGCTGCTGGCTGACGTCCTGCACTTGCAGGGCGGCACCGTCAGTCACCAGAGAGCGGTCCGGCAGGCGGATACGCAGGCTGGAACCGATCTTGGCGCCCTGCACCGCGAAGCTGTCGTCGTACTGCCGGTTGACGTTGCGGGTGATCACGAGGTTGTTCTCCAGAATCTCCAGAGACTTCCTCGTGATCATGTCGATTGTGAGCAATGAATTCGACACGTTTTCTTTCCTTTCAAAGAGTTAGCGCGTGCGCTGTTTGGCTTCCCACGCCTTGATCTGGCGTTGGCGCTCCTGCTCGATCCACTGGCTCGTCGTCAGCGTTTTCAGCGAACGAGGGTCCGTGGTGTCGTAAGCCGGAGCACCGCTCGCCCGTGCGCTGACAGGCGCAATCGGCGGGGGCGCGTTCGTTGTCTTCTTGACCGGGGGATTGTCAGCCAACTTGGCCTCAATCTTGCCGATCTCCCGAGCCTGCAACAGCGGCGAGAGTTTG